ATTGCCATAATTATTTACTCGCTTTCTTACCTTTGTTAATACCTTTTTTAATTATATAATCTTGAGTACCATTAGCACCATGATTAACTTCTTGTTTTAATTTTTTAAATAATTCCATCTCTTTATGTTTCTTATTACTTTGTTCAGTAAATCGATCTAATACTTTAGTGTCTCTCATTTCTTTTTTATCTTTTTCTTTTTAGATTTTGTAAACCGATCCTCAACCCAAGCAATGTAATCATCGATCATACCAAAAAACTTATATAATAATTTATCCAACATACTTACCTACCTTGTCTGTTGTATTTCTTATAACTTCTCTTTTCTGATTTGTTAAGATTTTTTTTGTGCCTTCTTGGTCTCTTAGGTGGCTTATCTCTAGGTACAAAATGTATAAATTTTTGCTTAGCCATAATTATAATCCTGTTTGTTTCTTGTGATTGTCACCCATTGTATCACCATCCCAATTAGAACTTACATGAGTAGGCTCTACACCATTTAACCATTTTTGTATAGATATAAAAGCACCTCCATTTTTAGATGATGTTCCACCATGAGGATCATTAGGTTTAACTCTTATAGTTTGATAAGCATAAGCTGGTATACCTTCTATTTCTTCTTGTGCTTGTTCATCAGATATTACTGTCTCTCCACCATGAGTAAATTTCATACCATATAAAAAACATTCATAACTATCTACATCTGGATGAGTATGTTCTGGTATAACTGTATTAGGTTGACAGATAAATAATTCTACTTGGTAGTTGTCTCTTCTATATAATACAACACCACTAACTCCTTCTATAAATAATAAAGGATTTTTAAATGGTGTATATAATCTTTTTATATCCCCAGAATTTAAATACCAATCAGCAAAGTAGGATAAATCATCTTCCTTTGGATCAATCATTTTTTCTTTTTAGGTTTTCTTTTTTTCTTCTTACCTGTTTGCTGAGCAAGAAGTGTAGGTTTCTTTTTACTATATTGTGATACAAACATTGTTGGTATTTGTTGGCTCATTATTTCCTCTTAATTAAATCTGTTGCTTTAAGACCATAGACACTAGCTATGACTCCCACGAAAATTGTTTGATACCAAAAAGGAAGATCAGAAAAGTATTCAAAGAATAGTTTCATCTTCTCCATGTGTTCTGGATTGTCTGACCAAACTGCAAACCCTAACATAAGAATAGGTATGCTGAGCAAGATTAAAATGAACTCATCCTTCCAATCAGAATTTCTAGACTCAAGAAGTTTGCCGCTGTATTCAAGCTCACCTTTACTCATCTTCTCTGCATGACGCATAGCAGCATCTGCCATAAGCATCTTAGTCTTTTGCTTATTCTTGTAGATATGACTACCTGCTTCTACCGCCAATTTAATTGCACTTAACCACACTATCTTATATCTCCTATAATTGGTTTGTACTTTGTTTTACCATCTTCTTTGAATGCTCTCAAGAATTGTTTTCTTGGTTTATCTGAGTAGCTACAATGAACCCATCCAGAGTTAGGCTCTCCAAGTGTGTAAAATTCCAGGATCATTTGATCCCAATCTTCAAGGTTATCTTTAATCCAATAAGCAACATTAGCATTATCAACACCAGGAACTTCGAAATCTGCGGCTTCTCCATTTGCGTGTTGTGAATTAACTGAGCTGCCAATCTTAATACATAGTTCTGGAGATCTGAACCCAGAGGTTACAGTTACTGGACCAAAATTATTTCTGACAGGTTGTAATATTTTTTGGCACAACTCTTTTAGTTTTACAATTTGATCCATATTAGGTTCATTAGGTATACCATTACGAATAGCATAATCAGATTTAGTAAGTTCTTTTAATGTAAAGTTTGGGGATAGATTCATTCGTATATTATTTTCACTCCTAGTTTTTTTTGTTCTTTACTTGCGTGTCTGTTAATAAACTTACCTTTAAGTTTTCTTTTATAGCCATCCTTTGCAACATAGCTTTCAACTTTCCTATAGTTCTTAGACTTAACATCATAAGCAGTATACTCACCTGTTGTTATATTTAAAGTCACAATATCTACTGGACCTAAACCACCAACTGGTGCAAACACTATTAGATTAGGATCTTGTGCAAGTCTAAGTTGAGCAGTAAGTTCAGAAGTTAAACCTATGATAGCAGTTTTTCTACGATTGTTTTTAGCCATGAAAATTTCTGAAAAAATATTTTATTTTTTTAGCCATTGTATTTAAAGAAGCCAACCAAAGCAGTAACTAAACCTGCTAGGAAGATCAGAACATTGACAGCACCTTTACCTTTGTTCATGTCAGTTCTTAGATCTTTAACTTCTTTTTTCAATTCATCTATTGCATTGAATAATGTTTTCATTCTTTCTGCACAGACTTTTTCATGAGAGGATAACCTGTAGCCTACTAGCTCACTAGGTTGTAAATTTGTAACTGATTTTTTTTTAACTGTCTTTCTCATCGATCATTGTCTCGTTGCAAAAATAATTCATGTATAGTTTATCCTCGTTTATTCTATCTGACATTTTATCGGAAAAATCAATTATTAATTTTCCACCTGCACCGACACATTCTGACCAAGAATCAAACTTAATTGGGAGTGTCATTGTATTATTACAAAAGCCTGTGATTGCCGAACACATCGTAAAGGCTAGTATAAATTTCATTATCTTGCTTCTAACGAAGTTAGATTTCTTGCTTGAAACCTTGTTTCATTCTTGATGATTATGTGAGTGAATACGAACATAATTATCTAGCTGTTGTTGGTATTCCTGTAGATGTAACAAAAGGATTTTCAGCAAATGCCATGTAGATGTATGTATAACCACTTCCATTAATTCCTGAACCTGAACCTCTTAATTTTACACCATTGGAAACAAAATCTATTCCATAACTACTTGCTGTTGCTTCTGCACTACTATCATTAGCAGTAGGTGAATAAGTTTCATGTGGGTTATATGCGTTTGCTCTTTGATTATCGTATATGTGCCAACTTTCTGCATTACTGCTTGACTTCAAAAGAAAATATGAGGGTTTAAATCCTGTATAAACAAATGTTCCATCTGAACTTCCATTACCTGTGTAACTGCCAAACTTACTAAATCCTTTTTTCTCTGCGAAGCAGTAGGCTATGTAATTTACAGAACTACTATTAACTGCACTATTAGTATTTAAACCGATTACACTTGAACTAAATTCAGAAATATCCCATGAAGCAGTACCTCTTGTAAAAAGAGCATTAGTATTATCTAAATTTAAAGTTTGATTATCACTTGTTATTACTGATGAATGGTACACTTCCCAATTATCTGCTGAATCTCTATTTTTAATAATTACCATTTTTAAATCAGAACCCAACCCATGACCAACTGTACCAGCACTTCCTGTACCTGTATAAGACACAATACTAAATCCACTTGTAGTATTAGCTGAAACTGTGCTTGTGATACTTCCATCTGTGTTTGAAGCTGTTGTGTTTGATGCTAACCAGTTCCATGATGCGTATGTTCCACCAGATGCGTTAATACTTCCAGATGCTACTAATGGGTCAGCACCTAAAGTAAATCCATCAGAATCAAAACTTTCTAATCCATAACCAGAAGATTCAGTAACTTCAGCATTGATTAAACTACTATTAATTATTTTTCTTACACCTCTAACATTATCATATAATTGAGAATGACCAGCACTATCTCTTTTTTTACCCCAAACTAAATCTGGTTGAAATCCAACTCCAGTAATTGCATTTGTTGTACCATTACCTGTATAAAGTTTAGTATTAAAATAATCTGTTGGTTTGTCTAATCCATTTGTGTAACTCATTATCCAAACTCCGCTAAATTTTTTGTGTTAAGTGCATAATATCCTGATGGTACAGAATATTCAAAGTTTCCATAATTATTAGCATCACTATTTCCTGATGAGATTGTGAATGGTGGGTTGCCGAAGTTCCATTGATGACCAGAATCTTGATATGCGTTACCAGAAAATTGCCATAAAGCATTTGTGTCTAATCCTGTTACTTGACTTCCTTGTGCTACTCCATTTTTATAAAAATCTAAAGTTCCATTATCTAAATCTAAAGCCATTCCTATAATATCATTTGTTGTGTAACTATTACCAGTAGATAATCCACTACCATTATTATTAATATCTCCTGAATTAGCATAGTAACCATATCCATTTGCAATACCACCTAGCGAAGAATTTATTGTAGCTGTTTGTCTATCTTTTATAACACCTATATAAAATTGATTAGATGTTCCAACATTACTTACTTTACATTCAACATACCATTTTCCTGTACCTACTGCAAAATTAGAAAAAGAATATCTTGTAGTCCAATCTGTTCCAGCACCAGTTGTTACTTGAACATTACCATTTGAATAAGTTGTGGCAGTTCCATAAGGTGTATAATCCAAAGGATTCATTGTAGCATAATTATTAGTCGGTGTATCAGTTGTTTGGTCTATGCTAGTTAAATTATTTACAGTAAAGTTATTTCCATTTCCTGATACATCTGCACCTAGACTACCAGAGTTTTCAAAGTCTAAATAGAATCCATTTGTGCCAAAGGTTAAACCAGATACATCTATTGGTTTCCATATTCCTGTGTCTTCGTCAAATTCTCCAAATGATGTTGGGTCTAGTTGTTGTCCATCAATAAAAACTGTTTCTGCAAGATAACCATTATAATAATATCCAGTAGAATTATCTCTTGCTATATAATGAGTAGCTACTTTATTAACTTCTGTATTATAATTTTGTGATGGATAAGTTGCTGTGGTAAATGATGTAACTTGCGAACCATTAATATATAATTTTACTCTATTACTTGCTGTCGCTTGTGTGGTATCAACTGCAACTACAACATGATAAAAAGCAGATACATCTCTAAAAGATGCAGTTGTTAAAAGTTCTATTGTTTGTGATGCAGATGTTTTAGCATCAATTTTAAATTTAGATGAATTACCAGAATTATGTCTAAATATCCATAATCTATTATCTCCATTTGCACCAGTTGAAAATAAAGAATTGATATTATTATCGTCAGAAATTTTAAACCAAGTTGAAAAAGTCCATATTTGTTGATTGCCAGAACCAAAAGTTCTATTTAAATAATCAGAACTACCATCATCAAATCTTAATGAGTTATCTACTTCATATCCACCAGCAGATATTGAATTACTTGGAAGTATTAAAGGCATTATATTACCTCTTTAGGAAATTCGCCAATCGGTCTTGTCATTACAGGATTTTGTTCTGTTCCTGTGTTTGTATATTCGTATAAAGATTTTAGTTCATCAACTGTTGTGCAGTTATCAATCATAGTTTCCATTTCATTTGATTTAGTTCTAACATCTGCTCTAAAAGATAATATATTTGCTGGAATATCATAGTCAGCTACTTCTGTTGATTTAACTACATACCAATCAGTAGGTGCTAATAAACCAGATGCTTGTTGTTTAATTATTTTTTTCTTTTCAGTTTTTAAACCATAGTTAATAACTTGAACACCATCTTGTAATACTGGGTTTCCATCTTCATCTACTGCGTTTTCATCTTCTAATCTTTTAGCAGTTGCAGTTCCCCAAGATTTAACAACTTTATTATCTACAAAGTTATATTGTTCGTTAGTATTAATGTAATATGCTGGGTCTTTGTAATTAGATGAATCTGTTTCTATTTCATAAATACCTACAGATTCTTTTTCTGCTTTTGACCACATTGTAAATATTTTAGCTGGGTATCTTACATCTCCTATAACAATAGATTTAGGGTAATTTATAAATTGAGTTATTTGATTATTTTCGACTACTGCGTACATGATTCTCCTATGTTGCTGACATATTTAAAGTTCTACCCATCTCTTGCCAAACTGTACCATTGTATCTGAATACTAAATGATCTGATTGACCAGAAACTGATGTGAATGTTGGTGCTGTACTTCCAGCAAATTCAAAAACTGTATTGAAAGCGATTGTGTGTGAACCACCATATTGAATATTTAAACTTATAAAAGAACCAGTTGTTGCATTACTTGGTGCAGAGAAAGTTGTGTTTTCTGTTGTAGTATGTTTTGCGTTTGGAGATGCTTGAGAATCCCAAGCTACTGCATTTGATGAAGATGTTAAACTAGCTTCAGGATAATATGCTAAATCATTGAATACGATTTTTCCTGTGCCATTAGGTGTGAATGTAATATTGCCATTTGATGTTGATACAAAAGCATTACCATTAACATCTAAATCTCCACCTAATTGTGGAGTAATATCTGAAACTATATCAAATGAAACTGAACTATCTAACCAATTAACTGTGTTAGCTGTGTAGTCTAATGTTGCTAAAGATATGTCATCAGCACCATCATAAAATTTTAAAGTTGGAGTAGTTGCAGATGTTGTGTCTAGCCAAATCGTACCAGCGACAGCACCACTAGGTCTTGATGTACCAGAGTTAGAAGTATTAATAGCAGATAAAACATTATTTAGATCAGTTCTAAATGATGGGAATGATTGGTTAGCTATGTTGTAGTCATGCTGGCTCACTATATACCTCTTTTTTTATTAATTGCTTTTTTAATGTTATTTCTAACAGATTTAACAAATTTATCTGTTTTAACAAATATTTTATTACCATAAGTCCATGCGTGTTGATTATTTTCTGATCTTGTAGCCCATTCTAAATTTTCAATTCTATTATCATCTCTTTTATTATTAATATGATTAACTTCTAATTTATTATTAGGATTATCTAAAAAAGTTTCTGCAATTAATCTATGTACTAATTTTTCTTTTCTTTCTTGATTATTTTTAGAATCTCTTAATTTTACTCTTTGGTAACCTTTTAAATTTGATGGATTTAAAAATCTATTTCTTTTATGTGAAAAAATTTTACCATCTTCTGATGCTGAATATTGACCTTCATAGCCTGAAATATATCTTAATTGTGCCATAAGTTCTTATACTCCTTTTAATATCCTTTTGCAATATAATCAAAAGTTCTTGAAACTGCTGTATCTGAACTGTTGAAAAATGAAACATCAAATCCATTAATTGTTTTATTTGCTACTGTGAAATAATCTCCAGTAGCCATATTTTCGCCAGTTATTCCAACAGCATAATTAACAGATTTATATGGGTTTGTAAATGTTACTGTATAAGTTCCAGCACCAGAAGTAATATCGTTGCCACTAAATATTCTATCTTCCATATCTATTGTAACTGTAACTTGTGAAACTACTGGAGTTGATGCTAAATCTCTTGAAATTAAAACTACTCTAAATTTAAAATACCTAGCTGTATAGTTTCCTATTACAAAGTTTTGGAACGCAGTATAAGTAATATTATCATCTGAAGTTGCAATCTCAATATGAGCATTACAGTTTGCTGGTGTATCTCCATCAAAGTTAGAAGATGCAGAATCAAATAATCCACTTCTATTATCAAATAAATCATCAGGATTATCAGAAGTTTGAGTTAATGATGCTGTTATTCTTGCAGTATGTTTAGAACCAATATCAATTACATCTGCAAATAAATAATTACCACTTGCATAGAAGTCAGCATTAGCAACTCCTGAATCAAAAAATCTAGTAACCTCATCATCAAAATCTCCACTAGCTGAATCAAACAATTCTGAAGAATCTAATCTAATTGTATTATCTGCAATAACTGTATTTGTATTTGTTCCTAAAAAATCTGGGTGTTCTGATTGTGTTGCTATAGCATTAAAATTAATAATACTTGTAACATTAGAAATAATTGCAGTTGCATTAGAACTAAAGTTTCCTAATTTATCTACAGCTTTAATAAGATAAGTTCCAGCCCTAGCTGGTACAGTAATTGAAGTTGCTGGTCTTGATATTTTTTCTACTAATGATACTGAGTTTTGCCAATCAGCACTTCCATTTGTTGCTTCACTAAATCTTAAATTATAATAAGCTAAATCTAAATCAGGTATTTGCGACCATGAAAGATGAGCCTCTTGTCCAACAATATTACATGAAAAATCTTCTACATCACTAGGTGGTTCAATCGCACCTATAATAGTTCTTGATGCAGAAACATAAGTAGAAGAAACTCCGAGAGTATTTACAGCTTTTACCCGAACGTCATACACTTTTTGGTCGATTACATTTAATACTCTGTGATTTAATCCTGAACCTTGTGCGTAAATAATATAATTAGAATCTGTACTTAATTTGTATTCAACTTGGTAATAATCAATAAATGAATCTGTACTTGCACCAATAGTAATATCCAAAGCTACGATAACAGTACCATCATTATATTCAACTAAAGTATCATCTAAAGTAACACTAGCTGGTGGCTGAATATTAAATGGATTAGGTAAGTTTGTTGTTGGTATTGCACTAGCTTGAGTTTTAGTTGCCCATGTATAATGTGAATCTTGATGTTCTACTAAAGATAAACCTACTGTAAAATCTTCATTAAAAGTTATTCCTAAAACTCTAAATGGTTTAGCAGAAAAACCTAAAGAACTATGTGTAATATTAACTATATCGCCAATCGCTAAATCATAAGCATCAAAGCTAACAGTTATTCCTAAAGATAATGCTTGTCTTGATCTTCTTAAAATAACTTCTGCCATTTCTTCAGCTTGATATTGATTTGTAATTGTTGTGAAATCAAATCTACCCTCAAGTAAAAATCCACCATCACTAGCTTTCATTGTTGCGTGTTGATCTGCACTTGGTAATCCTGAATCATCTATTGGTGGAAATTGAACTTCATCAACTTGATAATTACGATCAGGATTAACAAAGCCAACTATAACTCTATTATATTTTTCGTTTTTATCTGGTGTTGTTAATGAATAACCACCTATAATATCATCTTCAGTTAATGTGATTGAAGCTGTTCCTGTTGTTTCTATAACTAAACTATATTTACCAGATGAATAAGGAAGATAACCTCTACAACCTTTTATTAATTCTCTAACATTGTCTATAATATTTCTTGAAGTATCTAATGCAGTATTTGTATCAAAAATATTAATATCACTTCCACCAGAATATGGTGTTACTTGAGTTTCGCAAACTAATGAAGCATCATAGAAAGATTGCAAATCTATTTCGTTTGTAGTTAATCCTTTTCCATA